TCGTTAGAAAAGAAGAACACCCCGATTTTGATGTCCCTGTACACGAATCTGGAAAATACGCAGGCGTGATTGGAACAGGTGATTTAGTTCTTGCTAAGATAGACAAGGAAATGGCTGATGCTAAAAATGAGTATTTTGAAAATAAAACTCAAATGCAGACTGAAGCTGTTGACAATGATTTATTAAAAGAACAAAATCCATCTATGCCAACAATATCACAAAGGCGTAATAGTTCTGTATCTTATGGTAAAAAGAAAGCTACAGAATAATTTTAGATAAGGGTGCGGGTTTTTTAACTATTTAACAATTAGGAGAATAATATGGCTAATGTAGATGCCGCATTCGGTTTA